CAGTTTCTCGATGGTCTTGAACAGCAGGTTCTTTTCCGCATCAGAGAACGAAGATGTCTTCACGCCGTTCTCCATGGCGTCGAAAAGCGCGGTAGAGCCAAGGTCCTCCTGAAGATAGAACATATAGTCGTCGGTGTGGCAGAAAACTTTTGGCGTCGGCAGTCCTTGTGCGGCGAAGTGTTCTGCCAGCTTGATGAAGCTTCTGTTCTCCTCGGCCGATTCTCCGTGCACGCCGATTGCGGTTGTGTCGCCGTTGCTAAGTCTGAAATATTGTCTGTTTGAGCCTGCTCCCTTGAGTTTAGTCACGGCAGAGGCGTCTATTTTGAAGTGTTTCCTGAATAGTTCTGAGAGTTCTTCTGTGTTCATTTTTTGTCGTTTGTTTTTTATGAATACGAAGGTAGTAATTTCGGAATTACAAGCGTCGGTCAATGTTCTAAAAATATCTATATTTGCATTTCGTGCGTCTTGCTTGACGCATGATTGAATATAAGGACAAAACCTAAGATATAAAAGAGAAAATGGCGACGGAAAAAGGAAAGAAATCAGCAAAACCAACTCAGAAAAAGTCTTTCTGGCAATCATTGAAAAGCTTTCTGACAGACAGAAGAACGCATATCGCATTGGGTGTGCTTATATGCGTGTGTGTGCTTTATCTTGCCATATCGATGATTTCATATTTCTTCACTGGCGCCGATGACAACAGCATAGTGAGCAACAACGGACTGTTCTCGCTCACGCCTGGCGACAAGATTTCCAACTGGGGCGGCCGCTTTGGCGCCTATGCTTCGGAATGGCTTGTGAATGACTGTTTCGGCATTGCCTCATTCTTCTTGCTCGGCATGTTCGCGCTTGTCGGACTTCGTCTGATAGGCGTGCGTATGGAGTCGTTCTGGAAGACGCAGATAATGCTTGTGTGCGGGTTGATATGGACCTCGTTCTCCATTAGTTTCTTCTTCTATGGGCTTTATGAAGACTTCATAAACTTCGGCGGCAACTATGGCAGGGAGATGAGTGAGAAGCTTTCCGACAATGTCGGCATCCCAGGCACGTTCCTTATAATACTCGCGTTCCTTGTCTTGTTTATAGTCTTTTTCCACCAGGAGACTCTGCCATATTTGGCAAGCCTTTGTCAGAGATTCTGGGCATGGCTTAAAGAAACGTTCGGTCGTAAGGTTGGAAATGAATTGATTGAAGGCGAAGAAGAGGTTGAGCCAGAGAATGTTCCAGGCGATGAGGTAAGGGATAATGGAGAGGAGAAAAGCAATGTCGTAGCCCCAGTCATAGCTCAAACAGATAAAGGCACAGACGAAGGAGAAGAGGATGGTGATGATGACGGCTGGACCATAACAGAAGGACCAGAGAGCGTTCATAACGAGCCGCTTGAGAGTGATGTAACACCTCAAACGCCGACACCAGAACCAGCTCCAGCGGCAGAGGTTCCGTTCTCTGTACAGACAGGCGGCAGCGAAGGCGAAGGCGCTCATGCTCCGTCCGACAACACGCCAAGCATTATAGACGACTCCGATGACAACATGCCAAGTCTTGACGAACTGGGAGAATACGACCCTACGCTCGACTTGTCGCATTACAAATATCCAGAACTGTCGCTGCTCAAGGATTACGGCAACGAAAAGCCGGCCGTAAACCTCGAGGAGCAGAACGCCAACAAGAAGCGAATAACAACGACACTGAGCAACTACGGCATCGAGATAACAAGCATCTCGGCTACAGTAGGACCGACAATCACGCTTTATGAGATTGTGCCAAAGCCGGGTGTCAGAATATCGAAAATCAAGAGCCTCGAGAGCGACATAATGCTCAGTCTCGCAGCCACCGGCATACGTATCATCGCGCCAATTCCTGGCAAGGGCACTATCGGTATAGAAGTTCCTAACGAGAACAAGCAGATTGTGTCCATGATGTCGATGATGAGCTCTAAGAAGTATCAGGAGGCAAAGGAGAAATACGCTCTGCCTATCGCGCTCGGAAAGACTATTACAAACGAGGTGTTTGTGTTCGACCTCGCCAAGGCGCCTCACATGCTCGTGGCTGGTGCTACCGGTCAAGGTAAGTCAGTTGCGTTGAACGCAATCATCACATCGCTGCTGTATGCCAAGCATCCGGCTTACATGAAGTTCGTGATGGTTGACCCTAAGAAGGTGGAGTTCACGCTGTACAGCAAGATAGAGCGTCAGTTCCTGGCGAAAGTGCCGGACGAGGAAGAACCAATCATAACCGACGTTACAAAGGTTGTGCAGACGCTCAACTCCCTGACCAAGGAGATGGACGACCGCTACACGCTGCTCAAGAAGGCTGGCGTGAGAAACATAACGGAGTACAACGACAAGTTCATACACCGAAAGTTGAACCCGGAGAAGGGGCACAGATTCCTGCCTTACATCGTCGTTGTGATAGACGAGTTCGGAGACCTGATAATGGTCGCAGGCAAGGAGGTCGAGCTGCCAATCGCGAGAATCGCTCAGTTGGCGCGTGCTGTCGGCATACACATGATAATCGCGACACAGCGTCCTTCTGTCAACGTCATAACAGGTATAATCAAGGCGAACTTCCCTACGAGAGTCGCTTGCCGTGTGACTTCGGTGGTGGACTCAAGAACTGTGCTTGACGCTTCTGGCGCTCAGCAGCTGATAGGTCGAGGCGACCTGCTTTTCTCGAAGGATGGCGAGACAACTCGTGTGCAGTGCGCGTTCGTGGATACTCCAGAGGTTGAGAACATCGTTGACTACATTGGCGAGCAGCAGGGTTATCCTACAGCGATGATTCTGCCAGACTATGACCCTAACGCCGGACAAAGCAACTATGCCGACCCATTCAGCGGCATTCCACAGCAGGTTCAGCAGGGTAGCGATGTCAATCCAAACGAGCGTGACCCGATGTTTGAAGAGGTGGCTCGCATGGTCGTGGCTTCTCAGCAAGGTTCGACTTCGAATATCCAGAGAAAATTCAAAATCGGTTTCAACAGAGCGGGCCGAATCATGGACCAGCTCGAGGCTGCAGGCATTGTCGGACCGTTCGAGGGTAGCAAGCAAAGACAAATTTTAGTGCCTGACGAGTATAGTTTGGAACTGAAACTTAAAAGTGGCTCTAAATCAGATGATTGCAAGGGTAGTGGACTAAATAGCGGACTATAAGTCGAATTTTTCCATGTTTTTGGACTTCAACTCGTCCACTATCTCGATGTAAGGTTTCATCGTCTGGAAGTTGCTGTGTCCAGTCCATTTCATAATGATTTCGGCAGGAATGCCGAGACGGAGTGCGTTCACGACAAAGGTCTTTCGTGCCGTGTGCGATGCGACGAGTTTCCATTTCTCGGTGCTTGTGGTGCTTCTGCCGTTTATGCCGTAGGCGTTCCTGCGCACCATTTCGTTGACTTCAGCACGTTTGCAGAGCCTTTTGATTGTGTCGTTATAGACACTGTGGCTAATGCGTGAGAAAAGGAATTTTCCACTGCCTTCACCTTCCTTGTGCCTTTGGTATATCTCCCTTGAATGCTTGTTAAGCTCAATCGTGATCGCCTTTGCCGTCTTGCGTGTGAGGAGGTGTATCTTGTCGTCGTAGATGTCTGAGGGTGTGAGAGACTGCATATCCGAGAAGCGGAGCGAAGTGTAGGCGCAGAAGATGAACATGTCAAGGGCGTTCTTCTCTATCTCGGTGACGGTAATGACGTTTTTTAATCGGTCTAATTCCTCCTGTGTGAGGTAGATTATCGGATTGTCGCCCTTGTCCTCCTTGTAGTCAAAGTCGTCAGCATGTATCTTGAAGCCGTAGGTCTTGTTCGCCCATTTGCAGAACATCTTTATTGCGACGATGCGGAGCTTGAACGTGGACGATTTTAATTTGCGCTCCGAGTGGTACTCATAAAACTTGCGATAGACGCTCTCGTTCCAGTCCTGCACGTCCGGCAGCCGCAGTTCTTTCAGCATTTTAAGCAGTTGGAGGTACTTGCCGAGCGTGTTGTATGAGAGACGGCTTTTCCGCTCCCTCTCCTTGATGAACTCCTCGAACATTTCGGCAGGCGTTTTCTGCGCCTCGTCTCCTTTTTCCACTGCTCTTTTCAGCTGGTCTGCGGTCGGTGTCTTGTCCTTGCGTGAGCATTCGGCGAAGAACTCTCCTATGGTGTCCTCGTATCTCTGTATGGTGCGGTTGATGTCCGTCGAGGACACACCGAAGTGGAAGGTGTTGCGCTTTGCTCTCATTGTGGCGAGGTCGAACTTGTCCTCGTCAATGCGTATGTGAAGGTTGAACGAAGCCACATATTTGGAGTTGCACCACTTCACCCGGAGACGGATTGTGGATTTGTCGCCCCTTCGGTCTATTACTATGAGTGTGCGGTAGCTTATCATTTTGATGCGAGTTTAGATATTATGTCGGTCAGTTGGGCAATCTGGCTTTTCAGCTGCCCATTCTCTGCTTTCAGAGCCTCGTTCTCGTTTTTCAACTGCTCATTTTCCTTTTTTAATTGTCCTACTTCGGAAAAGTGCATATTGCCGCTATTACTCATGTTTCCGCTATTGGATATGTTAATCATATTGCTGCCGTCGCCTTTTATCATACTGCCAACACCGCTCTCTAACCAAACTCTATTGAGTTCCGGGAATGTGTTGAGTATCTGGTCTAATTTCTTAGGACCGATATAGTGCTTCATGGAATTAATGTAGCCATTAGACAATCCGCAAGCCTTTTCAAATTGTGTCTTTCCGAGTCCCTTGTACTCTAAAAACTCTAATAGTCTGTGTTTCATAGGATTAGATTTTTATGAGAAAAAATAGAAAAATAATCTATAAAAAGTTTGGTGGAATAGAGTAAATACTCTATCTTTGCATCAAGGAATCATTCACTAAACGCAAATATATAAAAATGGAGTATTCAAAGAGAAAAAAAGACATTAAAAATGCAGAGCGCATAGTCTCTGTTTTCGAGAAAGAGAGATTGACCGCTGAAACTCGCTGGAAGGCAGTAGAGGCTACTGCAAAGAAATGCCGTTACACGGTCAACGGAGTTTATAAAGTAATCAAAAGGGAGGGCTTATGGGAGAAGGCTTAATCATCGGAGCGCAAGCGATAGCCGAGTACCTGCATATCTCCACAAGGACACTGAACAGGTGGTATGTGGGAGGCAAGTTCGGCAAGAGCATGAAGCGCATCGGACGCAAGTACGTCCTCAACACACAAATGTTTTACAATCAAATTTAGAGCTATGGAAACAATGAAGATTTACGAGGCACTTCGCAACGTGCCAAAAGAGGCGCAGAAGTCGTTCAACAACGGACGATTCAGCGGAACGGACATCAACCCAATGTGGAGAATAAAGAAGCTCACGGAGGAGTTCGGAGCGTGTGGCTTCGGCTGGTATTATGACATCGCAAGCCGTGAGATAATCACTTCGCCAGACGGCACAATGTGCGCTTTCGTGGCAGTTAAACTCTACGTTAAGCAAGGCGGCGAGTGGTCTATGCCAATCTACGGAGAGGGTGGTAATACGTTCGCCACAAAGACAAAGACAGGCTATGTGCAGACCTCTGACGAGGCTTACAAAATGGCGCTGACAGATGCGGTGAGCAACGCAACAAAGCAGCTCGGACTTGGCGCAGATATATGGTTCGCCAACGACGTGACCAAGTATACCAAGCCACAGCCGCAAGCGACCGCTCCGGCAGCCAAGATTAAGCCTAACGAGGAGCAAATCAAGGAGATAAAGGCGAAGGTGGCTAAGATGAGCAGCATTGACAAGCTCAACGAGTATTACACAACACTCTCGCAGAGCTTTGAAATGAGTACCCTTGTGCCTTTGTTCTCAGCGCAGAAAGTAACAATACAACAAGACACTACAAACGCATAACTATGAACAACTTAGGATTAAAGGAATCAAGTGTGCAGTTTAATGAGCAACTGCACATATACACTCTCGGTGAAAGGCAGCTTAAAGGCGTTACTCCGCTTGTCAACGCAGTCTATCACACCTACGACGGAGTGGACGAGGAAATGCTCAACAGAGCGGCAGAGACTGGCAAGGCTTATCACAAGCAGTATCAGTTCGAGGCGCTTGAAGGATTCGAGAGCGACACTTGTCTGTCGCAGAGAACAGAGGAAGCGAAGCTCGGACTTGTGCCGGAGATAGCGGAGTTCCTTGTATCGGACGAGAAGAACATCGCATCAGCCATTGACCTTGTGTACACCGACAACGAAGGCAACATCGTATTAGGCGACATCAAGACCACAAGCACACTGCATCTTGACGAGTGGAGACTGCAACTCTCAGTATACAAGTATCTGTTCGAGTTGCAGACTGGCAGAGAGGCGAAAGAGCTATATGTGGCGTGGGTGAACAAGCACTCTTACTCGTGCCAGATGATAAGAATCAACCCTCTCGACAAGGCAGAGGTGGAGAGAATGCTCCAAGCCTACGCAGACGGAGAAGAGTTAATCACCAAGCCAGAGCAGAAAGGACTTGCAGTAGTCAAGGACTATGAAGGCGCAATGCTGGAATGCCTCAGACTTGAAGCCGAGATTAAGGCGTTCAAGGAGAAGTTCAACGACGTGGTGCTGAAAACGATGCAGGAGAACGGCGACAAGTCATACAAGACCGACTGCCTCTCTATCACAAGAGTGTTGGAGACAAGCAAAAAATCGTTCGACAGCAAGAAGTTTAAGGAAGATTACCCAGAGTTGTTTGAGAAGTATCAAAAAGAGAGTGTGACCAAAGAACATTTATTAATCAAATCAATAGCATAACAATTATGAGCAACAACAAGTTTTTTACAGGCAGTATCTGCCTTACAAACATTCCAGAAGAGTTAATCACCAAGCCAGAGCAGAAAGGACTTGCAGTAGTCAAGGACTATGAAGGCGCAATGCTGGAATGCCTCAGACTTGAAGCCGAGATTAAGGCGTTCAAGGAGAAGTTCAACGACGTGGTGCTGAAAACGATGCAGGAGAACGGCGACAAGTCATACAAGACCGACTGCCTCTCTATCACAAGAGTGTTGGAGACAAGCAAAAAATCGTTCGACAGCAAGAAGTTTAAGGAAGATTACCCAGAGTTGTTTGAGAAGTATCAAAAAGAGAGTGTGACCAAAGAACATTTATTAATCAAATCAATAACATAACAATTATGAGCAACAACAAGTTTTTTACAGGCAGTATCTGCCTTACAAACATTCCAAAAGAGTTAATCACCACAGGCAACAACGGCAAGAAGTATCTGAACATCGCAATCTTCGCCAACAAGGACGGAGCGAACCAGTGGGGCAACACTCACTATATGACTTGCGCTCCGAAGAAGGAGGAGAGACAAGAGGGCGTGAACTACATCATCGGCAACCTCAAAGAGCGTGGCGGTGAGAGCGCAAACCCGGTTGACAATATCAACGCTCCGAAGGGTGATGAGACAGCCCCTCAGCAAGCAGGTGGAAGTGACGATGATTTGCCATTCTAAGCCTATGGAAGCCAATCAGCAGTTAAGCAAGTACGCACGCAAGCAGTTGCGCCTTGCGGAAGAAAAGAACTTCGGCACTGACTACACCAAGCAGATAGAGCAGTCGCAGGAGAAAGCGAAACCAAGAGGCGATATGACTTTGGAGCAGTACAAGGCACAGAAGGAAGTGCTTAAAAAGGCTCACTTGGCGATACTTGACCAAATGAGGGGGGGAGTATGAGCGAGAGGTGGCATTGTTGAAAGCGAAAGTGTCGCAAAGGGCGCAGAAGTATCAATCAGATGTCAAGGCTGAAATGGAGCGGTGGAACGGAGTTAAGCACACACTGAGTAACAAATATATGGGTATCAATGATTAAAGTATTCACAGCATTCTCTGGCTACGACAGCCAGCAATACAAACTCGCTGGCAACTCAATCGTAGTGAATGTGCTGACCGAGATTTTCCGCAAGCTGCTTGTTGACACGCAGAATGATGATAGGCAGCTGAGAATGTTTTAACCCAAATGCGAAAGGCAAGATAAAAGTAGTCTTGCGAGAGTTAAAAGCCTGGCACACTAAGTTGGGAGCGTCACCCAACCGCATGACAACAATTAACAACAAATGGAAAAAGGTTTTATCACGATACAAGACTGGATGTTTGAACTCGGACTGACCGGGAACGATGTGATTGTGTACGCATTGATATACGGATTCAGCCAAGACAATAGGACATGGTTCAACGGCTCGCTCACCTACATCATGCAGAAGGTGCATGTGGGTAGTAAGCAGACTATCATCAACGTGTTGGGCAAGTTGGAGCAAAACGGACTGATAAAGAAAAGGGTCGTGAACTACCACAATGAGTATATGGTTGATTTCAAGGCTATTAAAGAATTAGGTAGTCTAAAAATTAGACCAGTCCAAAAATTAGACCAGTCCGGTCTAAAAATTAGAACAGAGGGTAGTCCAGAAATTAGACCCTATAAGAATAATTCTAAGAATATAGAAAAAGAAATTGTAAAAGAAAAAGAGCCGCAAGCGGCTGAAACAACAACGACAACAGAGCCGATAATTGAACCTGAGGTCGTAGAAGCAGAAGAAGTGAAGAAAGAAAAAAGTTGCGCCAAAAAAGAAAGAAGCGCAATGGAGCGACCGACGCTTGACGAAGTGAGAGCGAAGATAATGGAGAAAGGGTACAGCGTGGATGCGGAAGCCTTCTGGAACTACTACGAGAGCAACGGGTGGAAGGTAGGCAAGAATCCGATGAAGAAGTGGGAGAGCGCATTAGTCACATGGCAGAAAAAAGAGAACGAACATAAAAACAGAAACTATGGAACAGGTAAAAAATTTAACCAGCAAGAGTATCTCCGCAATGAGTACCGCAAGACCTTCGGAGTTGAGCCGGACTTCTGACGTGGTAGCCAAGTACGGCAAGGCTTATGAGTTCTGCGACAAGTTCACCCCGGACTTGCAGCTGAGATACCACAAGAACCTTAGAGCGGTGATTGAGAACGAGAGCGTGTCACTGACGAGGGTGGCGCAAGCCTACGGCGAGGGCAACTTGAAATTCTGGCTGAAAGCGCAGATAAGCGAGTTAGGAAAAATCTTCAAAGGCGGCGACGATGATATGATGAACAAGTTAGCCGACATGATATACACGGCACGCCCGGACTTGAAGGTGACAGAGATAATGGCTTTCTTAGGCGGTGTGTCAATGAGCGAATATGGTGAAGTGTACGGCTTCGATGCGTACCAGATAATCCGCTTGCTGCCTGCCTTCATCCGCAAGCGCAACCTGATAATGGACGAGATAGCGCAGGAGCAGCGCAGGAGGGCGGAGGAGGAACACGCCAAGAGAGCGATAACGAGAGAGGAGTATGAGGCACTTAAACGCAGGGAGAATGAGCAAGGAAGAAATCTATGAGGTGGTCAAAAGGGCGTGTGACGAGCGCAGACGTGCTAAATTCTTTCCCTACGCCCTTTCTTTCCTTGACTTGAAGATTTTATCAAACGAGAGCGAGGAGAGCCTTAAAACGCAAATAAACGCTCTTTTCAAAGAAAAGCGGATAAAATTCTACCGCAATGTCAACGGAATAGTGTTCCTCTACATTGACAAATATTTTTAACACTTTGTAAGTCGCTGAAAATTACCGCATTGTAGATTTTAACTCTAAAAGATAGAAAAATAATCTACAAAATCTTTGGGAAAATAGATTGTGCGCTCTATCTTTGCATCAACAGAACAATCAACAAATACAAATATATGAAGAAAACACGACTTAACGACATTCTGTGCTGGGTAATCACCCTTTGCGTAATCTTTATGGGAGGCGCGGTGGTGCATCAGATGCACTACCACACACAAGAGAACGGCTTGTGGGTTGCGATTCCGTTCCTTATCGCAATAATTGCAGTTATAATACTCAATTTCACTGAGGAAGATTAACCTAAAACCTACGACTATGAGAAGAATAAACATCAAGATTTACGAGGCTTGCGACCTGCAAGACCTGCTGGCAATGATAAAAGGCTTGCCAATGAGCGTTGAGCATTGCCGCATTGAGCTTTACGAACAGCCGGATGACCTCTGGATGAGTGTCGAGGACTTTGATAGAAAATTGAAGATGTGGTGCAGTGACCTTATAAAAGTGGATTTCCGACTGAAATGGCTCGGCAGTGACGCATTCAACTGCGACGACCTTGAAACAGGAATGAGTGTGACACCACAAGAGCTTGCCGACTGGCGAGCAGAGAGAGGAGAGTGAGTTATGAGAGCGCCAAAGGACATAGCGGCTGCGCTTGGTCAGTATGCGCACGACAACGGCATAGAGGCGGACGAGGCTGATGTGGCAGAGGCAAGCGACCTCAACTACAAGATGCAATTAGCCTTGTACGACAAGGCTCGGAAACACGTTGTGGGACACAAAGAAGTACCTCTACTTAATGAACTGCATTTACGGACTGAGTGACTCAAAAACGTATGAAATAAGGAAATAATAGGAAATCTTGGGGGAATTTCCCCTAAACAAACTACTATGGAAAAGAAAACTAAAACTTGTAGGCAATGCTTACATAGAGAGCGGTGGCAATGCGGAGGCAGTGTTATCCAGTATTGCGGAAAGCGAAAGAGCAACCGAACTTTCAACGGACTTTTGAAAATAAAAGTAACGAACACGGCTTGCAACCTCTTTGAAGATTGCGATAAATAAATTGTGAACCTTTCCAATCTGCAAAGAATTGGAATAAAATGGAAAGAAATATGACAAACGAAGAAAAAGCAAGAGAAACATATCCTTACTACGAGGATATGATGAACATCGAAATCGTGCAAACCAACGCAAAGAGGGTTGGCTTCATCGCTGGGTGCGAATGGCTGACAGAAAATGTAAGTAAACACTGTCATGGACACTATACTTTTCTCAAAGGATTAATGCTTGAGGAGTTTCGGCAAGCAATGGAAGGAGGTGAGGAATGACGATTAACAACATCACGTTGGTAAAAACTGAACCCGACGCATTTTTCAAACACACCTCTCATCATGACCAAGAGGTTGTCGCCAAGGCGAGTGAGTTGAAGACATTGTTTGGTGAACCAACGTTTAAGGACGGTCGCAATATTGAGTATTACATGCTGATGGTGAGCAGTAACGGTTACAGAGCTATCACGCTTTACAACAACTATAACTCGTCAAGCAGGAGGCGTTATACCACATTCCACATAGGTGGGAATTGTAAGGAGGAGACCATCACGGCAAAGGAATTCATTGAATCTGCCCTTAACATGCTGAGAGGAGGAGTAATTAGATGGCGTAGCATTCCTCCCAAGTCACTCAAGTGCACTCGTGGTACTGACAAGTGCTGGATCTGCAAATATTCACTGGGAATCGACGTGGAGCGTGGGCGAGTTCTATGTATGTCACGCAAGCAAGCAATGAAAGGAGGTAAACAATGAACACAACAGAATTAATGATTGGAGATTGGATGAATTGTGGGAACAGATAAGACTTCACTATGAAATACCCTCACAGACTATCGCTGCGATAACAACTAAAAAAATAAACAGACAATTACAAAGAATTGAAAATGAAAAAGGAAGATAAAGAGTTACTACTACGTGACCTCTGCGCGAGGTTGCCTTATGGAGTGAAAGTGTATGGAAATTACAAATATAACAATGGCGATGAGATTGTTGATGATATAAAGATTGAGGTGCTTGACTTGTCTGACCTTGATTGGTTAGTAAATGGATTAGACCTCAATCCCTATCTGCGTCCAATGTCAAGTATGACGGAAGAAGAAGTGGCAGAGTTTGAATCCATTACCGAGGAGTTGTTGGAGCATGGAACATCTGAGGAAATATGGGACACAGTGATTGATTGGCTCAATGCTCATCACTTCGACCATAGACACTTAATTGAAAAAGGTCTGGCTATCGAAGCACCAAAGGATATGTATAACGAAATTAAGGAGGAAAAGAAATGAATGAATTATATTGGATTACCCGTTTTGACGGGATTTTAACAGCGATTATCATACCTATGGTAATACTTTTGATTGTGTCGTTTGGACTATTCGTCGCGTCTTTTGATATTTATGATGAAGCCAAGCGAAAACTGATTCGCAAACGTGCCGCAATATTCGGAAGTATAGGATTGTTCCTTCTAATAGCACAAGCATTCGTGCCTACCACAAATCAAGCATTAATCATTTATGGAGTAGGCGAAACGATAGACTATGTTAAGAGCAACGAAAAAGCGAAGCAACTGCCCGATAAGGCGATTATCGCTTTGGACAAGTATCTTGAAAGTATTAATAAAGAAACGGAAAAGAAATAAAAGAACAATATGGACTACGAAAAGAAATATAAAGAGGCTCTTGAAAGAGCGAGGGTATGTCATAAAGACATGAGTAATCTTGATGGGGTAGTAGCAAGATTATGGCAAAGGATTTTTTTGAAGAAGTTTTCCCCGAACTCCAAGAGTGTGCGGACGAGAGGATAAGGAAAGCATTGCTTGATGCGGTGCATGATTCCAGTATCGATGCTTTGCGGTTAAATTATAATTTAAATAAAGAAGATGCTATTGCTTGGCTTGAAAAGCAAGGCGAGAAAAATCTTGCCAATTCTGCAAAAACTTGCAAGGATGACAAATAAAAAAGAGGGGTTTTCAGCCCCTCTTATTTTTTGTCGCTATCTGCTCCAGCAGATTGTCAATCACCTTGCTCTTGCTCTCGTTCTCCTTGATAAGGCTCTCGATTATCTTGTCCTTGCTGTCGTTGGCGTTCCATAGCCGTGTGGTCTCGGAGTGCGACGACACCCTCAGTCTGACAAGACCGACAATGGCGAACACCGAGAACACGTCCTCCTCGGCTATCTCGATAGTGCCGAGTTCCTTTAGGTTGCACTCGCAGATGTACTTGCCGTCCTTGTAGTGCAGTCTGCGGATTATCAAGCCGTGGTTCGCGCTGTCTATCACATAGCATTCTCCGTCAATGATTTTCCGCTTGTCAACAAGAGCCTTCAACGCAAGCAGGTCGCCTTTCTCCACGTTTGGCTTCATCGCGTCGCATATCACACGATAAAACATGTCAAACGGCGGCAGCAAGTGTGACACTTTCAGTCGCTCCGTGCTACTCACGTTTTCCTCCATCCAGTCAAGAATGTTTGTGCCGGATTGCCTCACAAGGTCGTCGGGAATGACAGGGGCAGGGGATGCGCTTTCGCTCTCGTCTGTAGTCTCAATCATTTCGCCTCGCCCAGACAACAGCCATTGGGCTGACAGCTCGGGGAACGCCTTTCTCACCTTGTCGAAGTCAAATGTGTTTTTCGACCGCCAGTTGTTCAGTGTCTGCGGAGTGACACCGAGCGCCTTCGCGAACTCGCTCTCGGACTTGAAGTTTTTCCACTTCTTGATAGAAGCTATAATCTCGTTCTTTTCCATTGTGTTTTGAAAATTGGTTTGACACAAAGATATAAATCTTTTGTTTGTTATTGAAAAGAATATTTGGGTTTTGTTGAAAAGTATTTTGCAACAAATGAAAAATATCTTTATGTTTGCATCGTGAGTTTTTTAAACATCTAAACCAAAACATCATGAACCACACAACCAAATTCATCCGGGAGCAAATTGCTCCGACCGACTACTACGAGCTTGCCGCCCAAGCGCAGACGCAGCTCATAGAGCTTATCAGCAACGTGGAGGACGAGGTTCAGACCAACAACCTTGTCGGCTTTTTCCGCTACTCGCTTGACCTTATGCGAACGGTAGTCAAAGACCAGTCTCCGGGCGACTTCGTGTGAGTAAAAGAAAGGGGCGGATTTTTCATCCGTCCCTTTTTTCATTCGCTAAGGTATGCTTTTTTCAGCCGTTCCGCGATTTTCCGCTGCTCTATCACGGCTCTCTCCATTATCTTGACTTTGGTTTTCATCCGGCTGACCTCCGCGTTCTGGAACGCAAGCGACTTCTCCAGCACGCTCACGGCTTTCTCTATGTCAAGTCTGCTCGCCCTTATCATCTTTATCTCCGTTTTTTCACTCTCCGGTATCGGAGTGACGGCTCTTGTCAGTGCCGTTTTTTCATTGTCTAAGGGGTCAATGAACGCTTGATAGGGTTCTATGCCGAGAATGCCGCAAAGTGTCTGCAAATTAAAGAGAGTGGGGTTTTTCAACTGCTGTCTTGCTCCCTCCGGAGTTATGTTCAGTTTATCAGCGAGTTTTTTGCTTGTCAGTCCTCGCTTTCTCGCCCATTCTCTCAGGTAGGTCTGTACTTTCTCTTTTTCCATTGGTATGCTTTTTTTACTGCGTTTTTTTACTGCTTCTTGCCGTGCTTGACAAGGTATTCTCCCATGACTCTCATTGCCGTGGCGTAGTCTATCGGCGTGGCTGTTCTCTCGTCCGCCTTGTTTATCTGCATCACTTTGAGGTCTGAGTCCGTGTCAAAGGTCACCTCGCAGGTCATTCGAGGAAAGGACAAGTGCCTTATGTATGTGTGTCCGTGCGCTTGCCACAGCTGACAGCCTTCCTCCTTCTTGCTCTCCTCTCGCTCTATCTCCACTTTTTTCACCGCCGCTCCGCCTTCCAGAAGCTCTGCGACCTTATCATTGCGGAATACTCTTGACAACGCCTGTTCTCGATTGTACGCCGTCACTCTCGCGTCGGTCTCGTCTCCGTTGTCGAGGGTGATTTTTACCCGGTACGTTCTTTGGACTTTCGTCTGCTCCAGTCGGCTGCTCAGATGCACGATTGACCGCCTTACGTTGCGGACTGTGTCTCTCACGTCCGCGCTGCTGTGCGTGTCAACGTACTCCCACGGCAGGAACACCACGAACTCGTCTTTTCCTCCGTCCTTGCGGTCAAAGTAGGCAATCACCTCTTTTCCGCTTTTTTCATCGGCTTGCGCCTCGTTTATGTGCCGAGCCGACAAGTATGTCAGCTCTGTCAGCGCAAAGACCTCAAACTCGAATTTTTCGTCGCCTGTGACGAGGACAGCACCCTGTGCGTCCTCGCCTTTGCCTTTAAAGTATGTGTTCATGGCGTATTAAGAATTGGCTTCTTGAATTAGCGAATCTCTCACATATTCGTCAGACTTCTGATAGTCAACGGTACTCCACACACTGTCAAATAGTAGCTTCTGTTCGTTTTCTTCGTTACGAATAGGAGCGTCTGTGATTTCCTCTCCATATTCCGCACTGTCGCTTTCACAAGTGAGATACTTGACTTTATCATAGTCAAGTTCCATAGACAATACCTCATCCAAGGGTATAAATTCAACTGCTGCCTCTACATCATAGAGGATTCCGAAGTTTCCGTTATATCTGAAAACTGGCAACTCCCTACCTGTTTTCGATAAAAAATCTTTTTTTAAAAAATCGATTGTTTTCGTTGTCATAGTCATTGACTTAACCGTGATGTCGAGGGCTGAATGTTTTTTTACTCGTTGTTTTTATTTTATCTCACTGGCTATCTCACGAATAGCTTTTTTCACTCCGTCATTGTTAAGTATGTGCAACAGTTGATGAGCTATTTCGTGACAGTCTGCCTTGCTAACAACGTGTCTGCCATTGAGGAAAGCCTTGACTTCATCCTTTCTTGCCATCACAGCGGCATAGCCTTCTTCACAGAATTTGGCGTACTTCTCAGCCTTTTCCGCCGCCTCAGCTCTCGCTGCCGCCGCCTCAGCTCTCGCTGCCGCCATCTCAGCTCTCGCTGCCGCCATCTCAGCCGCTCTCCTCTCCGCTGCCTCTCGCAACTCATTGGCCAAGAAGTCTATCTTAGTCAAGTCTTTCTTCGTCAGAGCGACGTATTCGCCTATCTTTCCGCCTCTTGCTGCATCATTGCCGAACTCGCCTTCAAGTCCGAGAGCCTTGACTATTTCATGCGCTCTATTGTAGTCGGTGGCGAGATAGCTTGTGAAGCGACCTCTGCCGCTGTATGAGCCTCGAGCTCTGCGCCCTTCGGCAAGTTCGTTAATCACCCAGTCGTAGCCGCTTTTGATGTCTCCGTTGTTTTTAGTCAGACCAGCCTTCGCTAGTCTCTTGTAGAATGTTGTCTTGTTCATGGTGTTTGATTTTAAATGATTCCCGGATAGCCGGGTCTTTATCTCTTTTCTTTGATACAAAGATAATACAAGTTTTTCATTTGTGCAAGTTTTTCACTTGTTTTTTTTAACATAATAGACGGCCAGCACCAGGAGATAAACAAGCGTAATACTTAACATAATTAATTCACTTTGCAAGCCGTAAAAATCAAAAGCCTTATTATTTTCTGAATACTCAATTTATAACGCACTGAAATAAAGTTTATAATGTGCTGAAAATCAAGTAAATACAACGGCACAAGAAAAAGCAAGCCACAACGGACACGACAAAAGGCATATTTATAAATACCTATAAATCAAGTATTTAGATAAAACGCAAAATACAGAGCAAAAGGGCAGATCTTTATATATTAAAAGACGTTAAAATAAAGGAAAATAAATTGCTTTTGTTTTGTAGTTCAAGATCTTTGCTGTATCTTTGTAATACAGAAATCAATCAACAACGCACCGGCGCGAACGCCGGAAAAATTTAAAAACACAACATTATGAAAAGCAACATCGAAATCGCGAGAGAGTACGCAGCAGGCGCAACCAGAGGACACGCCGCAAATTTATTTATTAACAATGATACACACTTTTGACAAAGCATATTTAACAGCAAAAATTAATGAATTGTTAGCAATGTAAACACGCGCCTGGGCGTTTCCCGGGCAACTTTTAAAAATTCAACACCATGAAAACAAATAAATTAATCAAGGAAATAAGAATTCAGAAAAAAGGAATTTTATATAAAATAGTTTGTAGTCTGAACGATAAATGTAATAACGGACATGAAGATTTTTCTATAACATACACAAGTTATTTGTTTTCTAAGTACTATCGCGGCAAATGGCGCGAATATGGCGGCGGCTGCGGGTCTGATTTGTGGAAAATATTAAACCACCCTGATTTAAAATTGATTTGCAATTTACATTTATCTGATTTCAATGGCGTTCCAATGCACGCGATAGAAAATTCTTATTATTGGTTCGAAAAAGGTAATATAACATATGTGCAAAAGATTCTCAGGGCGACAGACGAAGAAATGGATGAGCTGCAATATATTTCTAACAAAGGCGATTTCAGAACGGCTGTTGTCGTGATGGGTTTGCCCAACAGATGGAAGGCGGAAGCGTTAGAGTGCATAAAATGGTTGTCTTCTGGAACTAATTACGAATTTGAATCAATGGCGACAAATCCGCGACTTATTCCGATGGCGACAGAGGAAGAAATCGCGGCATATATGAAGCACAAAGACATTTGACTTGTCCGCGAGTTCAGAGAAAATTGTATTTGTTAAACAATCTAAATTTATTATCATGTTTGAGTTTTTAAAATTGAAAATCTACAGAGAAGAAAATTCTCTGATAATTAAAAAAGGCTTCGGCAAGGTCAAGCCAGCCAAGCTAATGACGGGCGAAGAGTTCCAAATGAAACTAAAAGAGTGTACCCGGGCAGGTGTATCCGCTTATATTGCGGCGTCAACCGTTTGGAATCTCCCCGACGGCGTGACCGAGCTGAAAACCAACATTAAAAATCTCCGGGCGATTCGCAACGCATACCAGCCGGCGCTTACTCTTTGGTATCTCGCGAAGTACGACGGCGGCACGTACCACGAAATTCTTGACAAGCTCCGAGAAATCGGCTGCGTCAACGCCACGCAAGAGGACTAACCGCACCCCCCCCCGATTTTAAACGAGGGGGGCTGAGGGGCGCTTACACTCCCTTCCGAAAATTTTTTTCAAATTTCAGAAACCTTCCTTGTGGATTTTCTATTGTTGGAGTAATCGTGGTGTAGTAGTATGCGTGTTGTAAGAGTTCAAAAGAATAAGAGCAGATATTGTAAAGAGTTGATAATCAGTATAGGATTGTGTCGTGTTCACGTTGTGATTTCATCATATTTATGTTAAACGTCATCAAGTGCCTATATATTTGTCCGCAGAAAATGGTGTTTTTTGAGCAGAAATGTTACAATGGTTACAGATAGCACCAATGCGTTAAATAAATTAAGTTTTCGTCTTTAAAGTGTTAAATTATGGGATATTTAAGAGGAAATGGTGATGATTTGCGTGTAGTGACCGGTGCTTACGAGGAGCATGAGGTTGTAGATGCAAAGACAGGCGAGATAAAGAGTGTCCTTAGGACGAAGGTGTCGTTGCAGAGGGCGAGGGCGGAGCGTTATGTTGTGTGGCGTGTGACTGAGGGTTGCGACCACATAATGGAAATGGACGCTAACGAGATAAAGCTGTTGTTCCTGATAAGCATGCAGTGTGTGAGTTCAATGCTGACGAAGAAGGGCATGAGGCACAGCATCAGTCCTTTGGGCGGTCTGTACAATCGCATATTCGCTGAGTACATGGGTGTTTCCAAGTCAACGGTGGCGCGGACGATACGCAAGCTGGAGGCGAGAGGCGCGTTGGTCGTGCTTGACAACGGCGGTGTGATGGTGTCGCCCGACTATGTGTTCACCAACGGCGTGAAAACCTACTTGGACGACAAGGAGGAGTTTGACAGGTGCTTGCTTATGAAGCAGAGGGAGAAAGGTCGTCAGTTAGGCGCAGGAGAGCTGCTCACGACCGAGGAGAAGGAGAGCTTGTTTGAGAAAGGAGGCGGAAAATGAGCAAGAAGGAGATAAAGACAAGAAAGGACTTGGCTTTGGTCAAGAAAGAGCGTTCGCTCGCCAACAAGAGAGACTTGGAGGCGGTGGAGGAGAACTTCTACGCCAAGTGGAACGGCAGGGATATGACTGATATTTACAAGAGCAATGTGGCATTCGCCCAGAGCAAGCACAGGCTTGCCAAGACCGACTTCGTGGAGAGGCTTGACAGCGTTATGAGCGTGAGGAACGCCTATCTGAGCTACTGCCTTTGGTGCAGCAAGAACCCCATAATGCAGAACGAGGTAATCAAGGGCGGAGCTATGGCTGGCGAGGTCGTGCAGACACCTTTGGAAAGACCAGTCACACTGAGCGGATTCTGCTCGTATGTGGGTATCAGCAAGGTCAAGTGGAACACGATGCGCAAGAGCGACGAGCTGGGCGAGATATGCGCCCTTGTCGAGGAGAGCATAAACGCCAATCTGCTTGAAAAGGGACTCGTCAACCAGACCAACCCTATACTCACAGCCAAGGTCTTGAAGATAGACGACGAGGTTGTGGACAAGGGCAGCGCAATCAACGTGAACATCGCAATCGGCGGTGTTCCGATGTCTAACACCATAGAATTAGCGGAGGATGTTTCAGACCAATAGGCTTTTCGGAAGAATGTTGCAGTATTTCCTTGACGGCTACAAGCAGAGAAGGAAAGTGAGCATAGTCAACGTGGGGGGCAGCCGTAGCGGAAAGACCTTCGACACCGCCTACATGCTCATATACCTTGCGGACAGATACAAGATAGAGACGAGGAAGAACAAGAAGGGGCAGTTTGACAACGTGCTGTCGGTTGACGGAAGGGACAGGCTCATCATAGATGTCTATCGTAACGAGCTGAGAAAGGCGAGAAAGACCTACGAGGACTTCCTCACCTGCATATCGCTCATGGAGATAGGCGGAAGGGTAAAGACAAGCTCCATACAGTCCGACCGCCCTACGATAACCTTTCCCAACGGCAACATGATCTCGTTCTACGGACTGCCCGAGGACGGCAAGGCGGTGGAGGCGAGCAAGTCGCACATCGTCTATTTCAACGAGGCACTGGAGATACCGACAAGGAAGATAATCAGCAACGTGGTGATGAGATGCGAGATGATGGTGATATACGACGCCAATCCGAGAGAGACGACGCACTGGCTCTTTGACTTCGAGGAGGACAAGGACGTGCTTTACACCCACACGACCTACAAGGACAACAAGTTCCTTCCGCAGCCTTTGATTGAGGGTATCGAGGAGCTGTGTCCGTGGGACTTGAAGGACTATGTGTACGACGAGGAGAAGGACAAGTGGTACTGGACTAAGGCGGAGGACGAGAGAGAGCCTAACGAGAGGAACATAGCGAGAAGGACAGCCAACCGCAGAGAGTGGCTTATCTACGGCGAGGGGCAGAGGTGCGCCAGAGACGGAGCGGCGTTCGAGAACGTCAACTGGATTCCTGCGATACCCAAGGACATACAGGTTGACAGAGTGGTGTGGGGACTTGACTTCGGCTACCGGGTGCATGAGACCGCCCTTTCGAGGACGATACTCAGCGAGGGCAATCTGTACTCTGAGTGTCTGCTGTACAGGAGCTTTGACAGCCCGGACAAGCTCTACGAGATATTAGAGCCGATAATGCAGAGGGAGGAGGAGTGGTACAAGTCTCTCAGCGAGTTCGGCAATGACAGACCGCCGATGTACATCGTGTGCGAGAGCCAGGACAACTTTGAGGGAACTCACTTCGTGCGCATGATTAAGGACACGGCTATGTGGCGAGGTCACGACAACTGGGACTTCGGCAAGGTGAGCAAGCGTCCGAGGTTCAAGCAGGACTTGATAAGCAACATCAACCGCTACAACCTGCACGTTGTGGAGACCGACATCACCAAGACGGAGCTTCTGAACTACGTCTTTGAGGAGGTGCAGGGCGAGATAACGAGCAAGCTGCACGGCACGAAGGGGCGCAACGACCACGACCACTACATAGACAGCCTTCTATATAGTTGCTGGCTTATGCTGAGGTATGACAGGTAGTTATTCGCAGTCTCTGTACGGATATGGCACAGGGTACGCATCGCCATTGTAGCGATACCCTGTAACACCAGTGGCTCTATATAGGCTGTCAAGCCTTCTCCGTCTAAACTCATCAGTCTCTCTGTGTGCTTTTGACATTGCCAAATCGCATTCAAGCGAGGAGTGTAAGTTTTTCCAATGAAAATCCAATCTCTCTCTTTCGTATTCAGCGACTTCTATTCCAATCTGAATTTCTTGGAGTTCAAAGGAATTTCTTAAAGAGTCAAGCTTTTCTAAGAGCTGTGGAAAGTCGTATGTTCCGAGAAGTCTCCCATACTCGCCACAGAATTTTTCTTCTTTTGCATCTTGTGAGTAAACAGAACAAGATATGAGTATCATCAGCACAGGCAATATCCGTTTCATAAGCATTAAAAAACTTGGTTAATGCTTAAAGTTACGCATTTTAACTCTTATTTCAACTTTTCTGCCGATTTTTCCCTCTTGTTTTTATCAAAATACTTGTTTATGTTTGCAAATAAAACTTGCAAGTATATGGAAATCAGCAATTTTTTCTATGAAGTCGGACTAAAATGGTTCGGACGCAGACGTGGAGGAAGCGGAAAACGGCTTGTGAACATCACAAGGCGCAACGCAATCGCTATTAAGGCTATCACTGCGGATGATTTCTTCGACATCTACTCACGATACCACATCATACACTCTATAATCGACAAAATCGCCCTTTCTGCCGAGAACTGCCCCGTGTGGATAAGCAAGGACGGCAAAGCCACCAACTCGGAGCGTGACGAGAGACGTTTCACAAGCCTTGTCACCACTCCTTCGGACGGCAAGGGAGCGAGCGGAACATTCTTGGGCGACCTCATAAGCAAGGTGCTTATCTACGGAACGGCATTCGTGGGCAGAAAAAGGTACACTGACGGCACAGTGTCGTACTTCCTCATTGACAACAGGCGCATCAACGCCATTAGGCGCAAGGCTGACGGCATATACAGAACCCAGATTGACTACATTGACATTTCAGTGCCATTCACAGGCAAGACCAAGCGTCTGCAAGGCTCGGATGTGTGCGTGATAGGCGACAAGTCCTTCTTGGAGGACGAGGAGGGCGACAAGATAACCTACCGAAACGACATACTCGCTGTCAAGGACGAGCTTGAAGCCTACGCCAACCTTGTGGACGTGCTGAAAGAGAGCTACGGCAACGGCGGAGCGAGAAAGATAATCTCGTTTAAGAACTCGGCTGACGAGCTGGCATTCAACACTCCGCTCAGAGAGAGCAAGGAGGAACTTAACAAGGAGTTCAAGGAGGAGTACGGAGGCAATAGTGGCGACAAGCACTATGTGCTGTCTCAGCAGGACGTGAGCGTGGCTGATTTGACCTCTCCGGTGACCGAGTTTGACGGCTACAACATCTTGCAGAAGCTCGAATGCTCAATCTGCAACGCATTCGACTTCCCGGTAAGCCTTCTCGGACTGAAAACAGGCGCGTACAAGTCGCAGACAGAGGCGGAAAAGAGCCTTTATGTAGGCTGTATATCGCCTTTGGTAAACCGCATATTCAAGGAGCTGGACGCTTTCTTCGGCACTAACCTTACCAAGAACGGCAAGAGAATAGAGCTTGACTACTCGGAGCTTGACTTCTTCCAAGACGGCAAGCAGAAGAAGGGCGCGGCAATCCAGACCTTCATGCAGGGAGCGACACAAGCGGTTGAAATGGGAGCGATGAGCGTTGACGAGGTAAAGAACGAACTTAACAACATCTTATAGATATGGCACAGACAATTCAGACTAAGAAAGCCAAAGACCTTGCGCAGGAGACATCTTCTGCCAAGATGCAGACGGCAAAGGCTATAATATGGAACTCGGGCGAGGAGTTGAAGCAGGTTTCCGTGAGTTCGCTTGTGAACAACAACGTGACAAAGGACGCAGTGCCGACAGAGAGCAGCACCAATCCGGTTGAGAGCGGAGGCGCTTATGCAGCCTTGGGCGGCAAGGAGGACAAGGCTCACGTCATTGAGTTTGAGGATGGCGATGATAATTACACAGAGGACAACTGTATGTATGTCGGCAATGGAGAGATTTCCGATTGGCTACTCATGGGAGACGTGAGCGGCAAGACTTTCGCAATCTCCTTCGATACCGCAGCGAGCGGAACAATCACGATAACACTGCCGCAGAGTATCAAGTTCACCGAGACACCAACTTTCGGAAATAACGAACACTGGGAGATTGCCGTGAGAAACGGCTACGCTGTGTTCACAAAATACACGCGATCATGAGGAAGGTAGATGCAATATTTAACAGCATGGTGGGCAAGGGCGAGACCGCACCTTATATTGACTGCGACTATATAGAGAGCGACGGCAATGGGCAGTACATTGACACTGGACTAAAAGGCTACAATGACACATCAATGGTATTCCATTACCTGTCTAGCTTTGGTACAGCTGGAATTTTTGGTGCGTATGACTATAATAACGGAGGCGCAACAAGTGCCAACGAACTATTGGCGTACTTCGCTGCTAATCACATGTACTACGGCAAGGGTAGTGGTTGGACTGGCGCAATCACAGCCATATATCCAGACCGAAAGCAATATACGTTAGATGTAGCGTGGCTGGGTGGTAATTCAACAAAGTTCACACTTACTGATATTGACACGCAGACAGTAAAAGAGGCGACAGTAAACAGAGCCTTGGTTGAAACACCAATGTCATTGTTGCTATTTGCCGTGAATGACGGCACAACAGGTAATGTGACTTATAATACTGGCAGCTTAAAAATGGGGCATGTTGAGAGATACGACAATGGCGTGCTGACACAAGACTTATATCCAAAGGTGCGTAGAGCGGATATGCAGGCAGGAATGCTTGATGTAGTCAACAATGTATTCCACACAAACGCAAACCCTGCTGGAGCAAACTTCTTATATGGCAACTTATAACATAAACGACTATGAACAGAAAATTCGGAAGAATCGAAAACGACAAACTCGTCTATGCGCCAAGCGTGATAATAGACGGAGAGAAGCAGATAATCACCACCGATGCAGAAGTGTACTTACAATATGGTTACAAAGAGATTATCAGAGAGCCATATCCGCAAGGCACTGAGATAGTGTACAAAGAACACTACATTGAGAGTGATACAACAATCACAATCTCGTGGACTGAGGATTTGGAAGCCACAAGACTAAGTGTGCTTGGCAAGATAGCGGAGTATGACACAAGCGATGCGGTCAACTCGTTCACTCTTGGCAATGTGGAAACGTGGCTCAATCGTGACGACAGAGTGTGCCTTATGCACTCGCTGGAAGTGTCGCAGCTCAAAGGCGAGACGACCTACGGACTATGCGTTGAAGGCGTGGGCGTTGTGACACTGCCGATACTCACAATCAAGGGTATGCTTGACGATATTGAGTACTATGCAATTCAATGTTACAAGCGCACCTTCGAGCATAAGGAAGCTGTGAACGCACTGACTACTTGCGAGGAGTTAGCCAACTACGATTACACCGAGGGTTATCCCGAGAAATTGCACTTTGATATTTAACACAAATACTAATTAACTAATTATCAACACATTAAAAAAGGGGGGTATATGTGGATTTCATTCTTTATCGGAGTTGGCTTGTTTGTGGCTTACGTTGTCACGGCAGTGTGCTTGTGGGGCGTTCCAGCAAGTCTGAGCCAAACATTTTATCTGCTTGACGGCAAGCCGAAAGGTTACATTTTCACGGCAGCGATGTGGGCGACTTGCTTTCTCGTCGCTCCGCTATGGCTGAGTGTATCGGAGGATGCGCTCGCTTTCAGTGCGTTTTTCGCCATAGGAGGCTTGATGTTAGTAGGAGCTGCGCCAATGTTCAAGGAAACGGACAGAAGGTGGCATGAGGCGTTCGCTATCGTGTGCGCTGCGTTTGCCTTGCTGTGGCAGGTACTCAACGGACAATACTGGGAAGCGGTGGCGTTCCTTGCGGTGTTCTTCGCATTGGCAAAGGTCACTAAGACAATGAGAGTTTGTCGTACATTTTGGCTTGAACTGACTGCGTTCGCCGGCACGTTCTTGTCAATAGCAATGAAAGGGTTGGGAGTATGAATAGAGTAGTTGATTTTATTATATCTGTCGCTTTTGCGATAATATCGTTTCTGTCTCCGATAAGCGGAGATATGAAGACATTGCTGCTCGTGTTGTCTTGTAATTTCGTTGTAGGGCTGGCGACAGCATATATTGTCGAAGGCGGAGAGTTTGATTTCAAGAAGGCTTGGCGATTCTTCGTGGAGGCTTTCATTATTCTTGGGGTTGAGGTCGTAGTGCTTGCGATAGGTTTATTCAAGAACACGGAGGATGCAGCATTGCAATGCGTGTCATTCATAACATTTATTGTTATGTACTTCTACCTTACGAAGATGATAAGGAACTTGAAGAAGTTTGGCAGAGAAGGCACTCCGTACTATCTATGTATGAGCGTACTATATGATGTCTTGACATTGGAAATCGTCAAAAAGCTGCCATTCTTAGCAAAGTACGCAAATAATGACAATAGCAACACAGATACAAATACTAACAATAACACCAAAGACAATGAGAGCAAGTGACAATGCAAAAGCTCTGATAAAGAGTTACGAGGGATTGAGGCTGAAAGCCTACAAATGCCCAGCAGGAGTATGGACTATCGGTTACGGACATACCAAAGGTGTGACACAAGGTATGGAGATAAGCCGACAAATGGCAGAAGGGTACTTTGAGCAAGATCTGTATAATATTGCCGAGTATCCTATAAGCGACATTTTCTACAAGGCGAAAGTGACACTCACGCAGAACCAATTTGATGCACTTTGCTCGTTCGTGTACAACTGCGGCATGGGCAACTTCAAGAAAAGCACATTGCTAAAGAAAGCGTTGGCTAACCCGAACGACAAGTCAATCTATTGCGAGTTTATGAAATGGAATAAGGCTGGCGGTAAGGAAGTCACTGGACTTACTAACCGAAGAAAGAAGGAGGCAGAATTATACTTCAAGGAATGAGCGACATAGAAGGAGCGTGGGCGTTCATCTTGGCTTACAACATAGAGCTGGGCGACCTTGATGAGATAGCGTCGTGGCTTGAGGCGTTGGGCTGCGATAAAGAATCAATAAGCAAGGCGTGCCGTGTTGCTCTTGGGACAAACAGCGGATTCACGTTCTCGAATAATGATTTGAAGATGAGTGTCATGGTGATTTCAGACGCATCGTCCGTAGAGCAGTGGCTTGACACTCTTGTTCATGAGATAGACCATTTGCAGAAAACCATCTGCGATTACTACGATGTGGCTCTCGGAACGGAAGAGTCTGCTTATCTGCAAGGGTATATCATGCGCATGTGTGTGAGGGCTATGTGCAATTCTGTATCTAAATAGAAACTCCCGGACACGCTTCACAGCGAACCGGGAGTCAACCTAAATAGAACTATGAATAAAATGAAGAAAACTATCTCGTAACCGCTATTCCCACACCGCCAACGACAAGACCGCTCGCAAGTCCTACCCAGAACTTGTTTCTGTCCCACCAGTTGCGCTCCAGCTTCGCTATCGTTGCGGTCTGGTACTTGATTATATCTGTGTACTCAACCATTGCGATTGAGTCGTTTTTTATCTGCTCGTCTTGCAGTGCGACAACGTGCTTGCAAGTGTTCAGTCCATGCTCCAACGTGTCGATTATCTCGTTGTTGATTTCGTTGAGCGAATCCGCTATATAAACAAACAACGTGTCGGTGCTTTCATCACGGAGTGTCTTGTAACGCACAACGATGTCGCTTTTCTTTGATTTGAGCGAATCAACCTCAATTTCCTTACGATTTACTTGCTCTTTCAGTTCCGTCGCCTTGGAACGCAGATTTTCATTCTCTCGTTTAAGTGAGTCAATCACTGCGGTCTGCTTGTCCGTGCCGTTGGTCTCCTTGCGGTTGCAAGTCTCGAATGTCATTACGAACAGCATTGCAAGGCAGATGATGATGAATATTGTGCCTGCTATCTGTTGCTTAGTCTCGGTTGTCATTGTCTTGTGTTTTATCAGTGCATATTTCCTTTATCTTGTCCGCCATGTCTATGATTGCGGAGTATCTGCCACGCAGATAATCTTCTTCTTTTTCGCTCGCATACGGAAGTTTGCTTGTGTATTTGTCAAGCAGTTCTTGCAGAGCCGCAATCAGTCTTTTCCTTGTGTCATTCATTCACAGAAGCCTTTATTGCGTTAGTCATAACTCTAAGATAAAAACTGAACACTTGCGCTCGGTCAAAGTCCTTTGCCTTGTACTTTCTCACGTTGGCAAGCAGCCGCCAATGTTCCGCAGGGCTTCTATGTCTCAGTTTCCTCGCCTTCGCCCTCTCGTTCATCACGAATATCTCACGGCAATAGAGCCACAGATACCAGAACGACTTGATGAAGCTCATGTCTCTGCGCAGAAAGACGAATCCGTCTCTCAGTTCAAGTTTACTCCTTATCCCTGCCATATATCAGTCTTAATGCCTTGCGTATTCTCTCGGTCTCCACAATCCTTCTCACATAGTCGGTCATTCTGCCTCCGTGCAAGGTGATTGTGATGTCCTTGTACATATCCTTGTCCGCCATAGTGTTGCATCCTCTGGCGTTCCACTTCCAGAAAGCCGCCACAAAGCGCATTTCAATGTGGTCGGTCACTATCTGCGGCATTTCCGCAAGCCTTGTGTCGCCGTACCACCACGAGGACAAGGCAAGGTAATCGCCTATGCCTCTGCAACGTATGAATCCGCGCCCTCTGTACTTGCCTCGCTCCTTGCGGTTGTCGCTCACAAGGAAACACTTGCTGTCAACACTCATTTGAGCGAGCAGGTGTGCGACTCTCGCCATTGCGCACTCGGTGTCCGGCACTCCGTAGAAAAGGAAACGTTCTGCCAACGGATTGAATACATCGCAGAAACGCTTTTTGTCGAGCGTCTGCGGAAAGTCCGGGAAGATGCGCTCCAAATGTTTGCTTTCTAATTGTAACTCCATGTCTTTTTGCTTTGTTCAATGCCAAAGGTAAGCAACATTGCGCAGTTTTAATTAAAAATTGGCAATTATTTGAATATCAATACACTAACTTTTTGTTGTGGACTTTGCAAAGTGTTGATTTTCAGCATTTTTGCGTAAGAAGGCATTGAAAAAGAGATTTTCCCATTTGCCTAAACCTCTATATGTCAATACTTTTGAACAAATCTAAAAACTTATATAATTATGAAAATCAGCGAAATAAGACACATTGCGGACGAGGACAAGGGTTTCCGTGAGATGTCGCAAAGAGCGGTGGGCGAGGTGCGCGAGGACGGCTCAATGGTCGTTGAGGGCGTGGCTATCACAGCCAATGTGATTGACTCGCACGGCTCAATCTTCACAAGAGAGTGCTTAGAGGATGCGCTGAAAGGAACGACATTCCACAACGCGAACCATATCCGTGACTTCGAGAACCTTATCACCAACGAGGTGGAGAAGGAAATCCGCAACTTCAAGTGGAGCGAACTCGGAGGCGAGGACGACAGAGAGGTCGCAGCCCTTGTGTTCCGCTCTAAGTTCACAGAGGAGGACAATCCGATGATGTACCGCCAGTACAAGCTCGGCAAGGTACACTACCACTCGATAGAGTTCGACTGGCAGAACCGCTCAAAGGAGATTTTCTGCATCAAGGACGGAGACATCGCAGAGCGTGACGCATGGGACAAGTATTATCCGCAGGTCGTGAACAAGGACGTGGCAGACAAGAGAGGGTGGTTCTATGTGTATGAGAAAGCACCGATTCTCGGAGTGTCAGCAGTCGTACTCGGAAGCAACAAGTACACACCTACGCTCTCGGCAAGAGGGTTCAGCGAGGAGGACTTGATTGTGGAGAAGCCAGCACCTAAGAGCTTATTGCAGAGATTACATATTACTAACCACTAAATGTTTATTGTTATGACTAAAGAACAAGAGGCAGTGTTGCAGGATTTGCTCGCAAAGAGAGCGAACTTGTCTGAGGAGGACAAAGCCACCCTCACAGACCTGCTTGAAGCAACAAGAAAAATGGCTGAGACAACAAACATCGAACTGAGCAAGGGATTGGCTACCAAGGAGGAATTGGAGGCTATTCGCGCCGACATCCACAAGATTGAGGACTTGCTTGGCGAGGAAGGCGGCAAGAGAGAGCCACAGCAGACTGAGTTCGAGAAGTCTTGCCGTGCGCTGTTCGACGCAATCAAGAAGGGCGACCGCAAGGGTCAGGAGTTCGTTGAGGTTTCAGTCCGTGCGGCTTCCGTAATGGACTACGCAACCCAGTACACCAACGCGCCAGACGGAACGGCTATCGCTATCGACCGCAGAGTTCACGCTGCACCGGAAGGCGATGATGCAGTCGTTGCTCGTCTGAACAGAGGCGCATCGTCAGCAAAGGTTGCAAGATACCTTGAACTTGACACTGAGGAAGGCGGAGCGGCAATCACAGCCGAGGGTCAGCTCAAACCTCTCTACTCAGTCACTTACAAGGACGGCGAGGCTACCGGAAAGAAGATAGCAGTCCGTATCAAGGTGACAGAGGAGTTCGAGGACTTCACTGAGTTCTACAACGACTTGCTGATGAGAGCAAGACGCGAGCTTGTCAGAACAATCGCTGACGAGGTAGTGAACGGAGCAGGAGGCGCAAGCCACCTCACTGGTATCACAACCGCAGCTCCTGCCTACACGCTGACTGCGCTCAACGGAGAAGTGTCTGCGCCAAACATCATCGACGCAATCCTCGCAATCGCAACTCAGATTCGCTCATTGCACTTCTCGCCTAACGTGGCATTCGTAAACCCTCTCGACTACTCGAAGATTCAGTTCGAGAAGGACAGCACCGGCAGACCATTGGGCGCTGAGAGCATCGCAAGACTGGGAGACATCGCTCTCGTGAAGTCCGACTCTATCGCACAGGGTTATGTGCTTGTGATGGACGACAGATACTGGAAGCTCTTTGTTTCCGACATCATCGTCAAGGAAGGCTACGGCGTTCAGAAGGTAGGTGCTGAATACTACTCAGACCTTGAACTGAACATGAGAACCCTCATCTTCGAGGCAAAGAACATTCTCTCGTTCATACCTTCGACAGAGGCTGGCTCAGTCTGCTACGAGGCAGTAGCGACAGTGCTTTCCGCAATCGAGAAACCTTAATAACAACCAAAAAAACGTACTGATATGGCAAACGAAAACGTAAAGAAGCAGGAGCTTCAAAAGGGCGACAAGGTAGTGAATCTGTTTAAGAAGGTCACTTTGGTCGCAACCAAGGAGAACCCTTACTACAAGGAGGGCGCAGAGTTCAAGGCTCAGGAGAATATCGCTGAGTACCTTGTTAAGAAGGGTTATGCCAAAAACAAGTAGTATTTATGCTTACGATTGACAGCACATATTTCTGGGGTACGTTGCAACTGCATTTCGCTGACCTTTCCGTGTCTGACGGCTCGGAGGGGTTAGCGGCTGCGGTGGCGACCACCACAAGGCAGAAGGAGGTTGACCTTTACATCAGCAAATACGAGAGGAAGGCTTGCGAGCTTATTATGGGCAAGGGCATTTCCGACGAGTATTTGGCGTGGAAAGGCTCGACTGAGGAAGAACCCTACGAGGGCGACATTCCTACAAGTGTGCTTGAAGCATTGGACGCAACGCTCATTGATACAGAGAGCAAGACATCGCCTATCGCCAATTACATCTGGCTCATTGTGACAGAGGACACAATCAACACCGAGACTGCGAGAGGAGCGGTCGTTGAGAAGATAGGCGAGGGCAAGAGGGTGAGCAATTCAACAAAAGCCGTGAGGGTATGGAACGAGTTCGTCGAGGGAGCAATCAAAGTCCGTGAGTTCATTCACGAGACGGAGGAGCTTGACGAGATAAAGACCAGACCCGAGAGGCTGACATTCGCTAACAGGTTCTGGATATGATAAAAAGCACGCAGTATATCATTGGAGCAGCCGTTTACGACACATTGTGCCGTCTGGCTCTCAACGAGGACTACATAGCGGCGGTCGAGGGTTACGACTTCAAGATCGGCTTTGACGAGTTCAATGCCGAGGAGACCGAGGAAGAACCCGAGAAGGACACACCCGAATGGATTGCGCAGAGACTGCACGAACACCCAAATATCTGCGCGTTCCTCTACAACGGAGCATTCCCCGAGCTTGTGCGCATCTACAACACAAGAGGGCAGAATGTGAAGGGCAAGAGGCAGTACGCATACAGATACCTTGGCGTGTGGAACTTGCTTCCGCAGAAAGCCGAGAGGAGCAAGGGCGTGTGGACGTTCGACACAAAGGTGATGATAATCGCCCCGGTGAAGAAGGACTACACAACCGAGCAGAGGGAGCAGAAGCTGTTCAGACCAATACTTGATGTCTTTGCCGACACCTTCATCGAGTGCATCACCGACTTCCCTTATGTGAGGGAGAGCGGAGGTGACGGACTTGAATACGAGATAAGGCGAGGCTATAACACACTCGGTCTGTATCACGACGAGATAGGCGACTATATATCGGCACTGCAACTTGATATGACGCTGAGGGTCGTCGAGTATGAATGCGAAAGGCATGAACAGGAAATCATTGACAAGTACAACAACTTAATCAAATTACTAACTCAAAATCTTTGACAAGATGGATAAATTCTTCGTAAACGGTGGCTGTGCCACCAACAAGCAGTTGTTCACAGGAGTGGGCAAGTGCGACGTGCATGAAGGCGTGAGCGACTACCTCATCATCACAC